TGCCGCCGTCGTATAAAGACGCAGCTCGAGGTACCGGACGACCGCCTCTGTAATGCTGTAACGCTAAGTGACATTGTGCAACTCAGATAATGTTATTTTTTAGCCCGGCAACGGGCTAAGTATGACTGAACAATCTAGATAATATCTTAAGTGCTTCGCATTTAAAGAAAAACAATATGTTCGAGCGTAAGCGAAGAACAGATGAACGTAGTTCATCTTTAATAAATAAAATATCATTCTGAGTATGCTATGAATATATTTGAAATAATCGCGGAAGCTGACACTAGACCTAAAGTTGTTAAAGATTCTAGCACTGGAAAGTTCAGTGTTCAAATGCCTGATGGTCGTAGAGTAGGCAGTTATAATTCGCAAAAAGCTGCTATGGACGATATGATTAAGCGTCCAGCAATATTCAAAAAAGTTCCTAAGACACCTGGACAAGCAACTGCTCAAACAACTAAAATTGTTGGTAAAAAGAGTGTTAGGAAATTACTAAAATATCTAAAAGATCGCAATGACCCGTCATGGCGTGCATTGGGCGAGAAGAGTGCAGCAAAACGTATAGGCGGATTTCTTAAGATATTAAAGATTTTTGGTTATAGCGAAATGGTCATCGATTACTGGACAAATATATCTGGATTAGATGAATACTATGAAACAAATAATCTACCCAAGGATCAAGATTACTTTGATACTCAGGGCAATCTGATCAGTGTGTTAGCTGTACAGATCACAGCCAGTGGATTAATTACTTCTATAGTAAGAAGCATTGTAGGATTAAAATGGTTGTTTCGTGCTTTAGGTTTAGGAGCCACTATAGGCACTGGCGGATTCGCAGGCGGAGCAGCTATAGCAGGAATTCTGGCTAGTGAAGTTGTTTTAATTGCAGTGCAACAGTATCTGAATCGTCCAGATGTTAGAGAAACTATAGGAAATGTACTAGCTTATAAAGTAGCAGGTATGAGCTTAGATGATCCTGGAAGTGTAGCGGCCAAGTATTGGAATAAATTAAAAGACGGCATTTCTAAAACTATAGATGAAGCTATGGGCAAAGGTAAACCAGCAGATGCTAAACCTAATCAAGGCCAAGGAGGCCAACCTGCTCCTGGAAAACAAACCCCTGCAGATCCTAGACGAAAATCAGATCAACCTGCTCCTAGCGGAGAGCAAGGAAGATATAGTCAGTATACTACTGATCCTGAATTGAAAGCAGCATTGCAAGCTCAAGGGCTTTAAAGCAACGGCATCTGTGCTTTCTTTGTAGTTTCAATATTTTCTTCGATTATTTTATTCATAATAGTTCTATCTTCAGAACTATACACTTGAAATAGATCATAGCTGCTTACACCGCCTCGCATATACCAACTAATTCTAAATATATCTTCTTTAATCTGCTTGGCATATAATTCAAGCGATTGAATTCTTGTTTCGATGTCAGAATTAGACAGTGTTACGAGGCTGCTACGAAAAAACTTGATTGATCCAAGTTAATTGATATTTGATCCACGTGATCGCAGTTAGTACATTTTGCTTGAAATTTTGGAATATTCCAAGTCTCTTGACTGTTATCTAAAAATTTAGTGATTAAATCAAAAATTTCTCTATCAGAATTTTGAATCCATTCTGAAATAAAATTAGCATCCTCTACTGTATTTTCAATAGTTTGAACGCTGTCTATTCTTTTAATTACTAGATCAGCTTTCATTTCAGCTAACTTTGCATAAGCATCTTCTAGAACTTTTTGTTGAGCTTCTTGATCGTCTATTTCTGATGATTGAAATACTTGCCGTCTAAGATAAAAACTTTTTAAATTTTCTTCAGTGAATTCTCGATAAGTTAGCGGTCTAAAATTAATTGAAATAGGATCAATAGCCATGCTATGACTAAATTGACACTGACTTAAATGGTCTGTAATAGTTTTTAAATCTACTTCATAGGAATTTTCTGTGCTACAAGACGGACAAATATTGTCTAAAGTTAGTATATCCCCATATGTAGCAATACGAATTCCTACTAATATAGCATCTATATCTATATTAGGAATGCTCCATGCATCCTTAATATAAGGACAACAACTTTCGATTACTTTAACTGTGGCTTCGCCGTTTAAAAGTGCATCTGGAGTTTTCATAATAATTTCATCCATACCAGTCATAGCTAAAATTGGAAAATTATTAGGATCGCCAGTTAGTGCGCCTTCGGGATAATACATGCCTTTGCTGGGCAAAGTTATGTAAACTTTAGGTTGTCTAAAATATTTTTGTAGCGGATTGGTCATTTTTACCTTAGATAAATATTATATTAGTATTTATCTACGTATATTTCAGGAAAAAAATAATGCCCGATTTAACAAAACAAGATCTTAAAGAGGCCTTTGCCGAAGCTCTTAAACAACATTCTCGAAGCAGCAGTGGTTTCGGCGGAGGGGGTGCTGGGGGAAGTGGAGGAGGTACCGGAGGAGGCGGCGGATCGACGTTCGATCAAGTTCTAACTGGAGTTAAAGATCAGTTCGCAGGCCTGGCTAAATTTGGCATAGGAGCTACTACTGACACCTTTGCTCATTTGAGCAAAGGAGGTATGCGTGTCAGCGAAGCCTTTAATATTGTAGGGGATAACGCAAGAGGTGCAGGGTTTCTATTCGGCGACACTATAGGTAAATTTTCAGGTTTACTAGCCAAAGGTTCACAATTTTACGAAGAAAACTTAGATGCTTTTAGATTGTTAAGCAAAGGCGGTATGAACTTTAATAACAGTCTAGTAGATTTAGGTATGGCCGCTGCTGGTACTAGATTAGGTATGCGTGAATTTACAGAATTAATGCAAACTAATAACAAAGCATTTGCTACATTACCAGGAGGAGTTGCTCAAGGAGCTAAAGAATTTACTAAAGCTAGCCAAGCAATGTTTGACGATTCAGGATTAGTTGATCGAATGACTGGTCTAGGATTTACTACTGAAGATTTAAACAGTTTATTATCAACCACAATAACCCAGCAAAGACGACAAGGATTAAATGAAGCTGATTCGAGAAAAGTAGCCATTGAACAAGTTGAAAAGCTTGGTAAAGAAATGGATTTAATGGCTAAACTTACCGGTAATAGTCGTAAAGAACAAGAAGATTTAATGAGAAAGCAGCAGGAAAATGGCCAAGTACAAGCTGCACTAGCAGATGAAATTGCGAGAGGCGGCAAGAATGTGCAACAAGGATTCAATGCCATGCAGACAGCAGCACAGCAAGGTGGCACTGATTTCCAAATGTTATCCGAGCAAATTTTTGCCATGGGCAGACCTACAGAGGATATGATTGGCAAATTTAATGCTATTGGTCCTGCTGCACAAAAAGCTTTATATGAAGCTGCTGAAGCAGCTAAAAAAGGTGATGACGTCAGGGCAAGAGAATTAACTGAAAGAGCTGCTGCACTTGCTGCTTTACAACAGCAATCTAATACAAATAGACAGTTAGCACGTCAAGGAGAAAAAGATTTTGTTGATATGCAGACTCAGACTCGAGGTTTTAGTACTCAACTTCAAGAAATTGCTAAAGCTAATAAATTAAATCTTCAAACAGAAGAAGGATTGTCTAAGGCATTAGAGCTAAGAAGACAAGGTGCAAAAATAGAACAAGAAAAGAGCGATGGAGCAACTAAAGCATTAACAGGAATTGAAAATGCAACTAAAGATGCTAGTGCCGGAATTAGACAAGGTATCTTGCAACAAGTGGCACCAGCTAGTCCTTTAGGAAGAGCATTAAATGAATTCTATCAAAATTTAGATGCTGCTAAAGGTAAAAGTAACAATATTCGAGAAGAAACACAAAAAGCAACTGATGCAGCGTTTAGCAAATTAATAGGCACTATAGCAGATACTTCGCCTAAGTTAAAAGATAAAATGAAAGCAGTCGAAGAAGGATTAAAATTAAGTAAAGAACAAGGAACCGGATTGACAGGCAAAAGTCCTGAGTTAATAGCATTTATAACTAGCTTAGATAAAAACGCTAAACTAAACGAAACTATTATGAAGGAAGCTAAAGAAAGAGGCATTAGCCAAGAACAAGTAATTAAAGAAATGGTTGCGAAAGGGCCGCAAGCACTAGACAAAATTGTAATAGAATCATTAAAAGCTAAAGAAGCAGATGTTCAAAAAGAGCGTGAAAGAATGAACAAACCTGAATGGCAACGCCGAAGAGATGACAGGATTGAACAAAGAACACAATCCGAAGAAGGCGGCGGCATCATGAATCAGATCCAAAGCATAACCGGTGTTCAAACTATAGGTGTTGATCAACTTAATATTCTCAAAGGTGTCACTGGGCTAGGGACAAGAGAATTTGGAACATTTGGTAAAACAGGAAAACCTGCAGAACCAGAAGATTTGCTAGCATTTATTCATAAAGGCGAAAGAGTTTTAAATCCAAAAGAAACAGAAGCATTCAATAGTTTAGGTAGCAAACTTTCAAATTTGTCTATGCCTATGAGCGATAAATTTTCTTCTTCAGTATCTAGTTTGATACCAAAAGCACAGCAAACATTAGAACAAGGGGTCCCATCTGCTATGGAACAGATAACAAAAGGAGGTCCTAGTGTATCCCTAAACGATGTCGTTGACCGTCTAGAACGCTTAAATACTACAATGACTACACTAGTTGATGTACAAGTTGATATTGGCGGTAAGCAAATTAGAGCCACTAAATCAAGTGGTAGTGGTAATGTATACGAGAGAACATAATGAGCTGGAAAAAATATTTTACACCTGTTAATGTTGGCGGACAACCTGCTGTGTACAGTCCTGTAGGTAGTTCTGCTGGTCGAGCAGGCCCAGCGAGAACCAATTATAGTTCTTTTTTACCAGATGTATATACTGGCGCACCTAATAGAGTAGAACGATATCTACAATATGATACCATGGATATGGACAGTGAAGTCAATGCCGCATTGGACATACTAGCAGAATTTTGCAGTCAGACTAATAAACAAAATAATACACCATTTACACTATTTTTTAGATCCAAAGCCACTAATTCAGAAGTTACTGTACTACGCGAATACTTACAACAGTGGTGCAAACTGCAAAATTTTGAAACTAGAATTTTCAGAATTGTTAGAAACGTATTCAAATATGGCGATAGTATATTTGTTCGTGATCCTGAAACTAAAAAATGGTTTCACATCGATCCAGGCAAGCTAACCAAAATAATTGTTAACGAAAGCGAAGGCAAAAAGCCTGAACAGTATGTAATTAGAGATTTAAATCCTAATTTTCAAGAGCTAACTGTAACCACTATTAATCCTAACACTGTTAATACAAATAACAGAGGTACTGCATATATAGCAGGAGGTGCAGCAGCAAGAGGCCAGGCTAGTGCTTATCCAATTAGTCCAGGCACACGATTTCAAAATAACGAAAACGAACTTGCAGTTGATGCAAAACACGTAATTCATCTAAGTTTAAGCGAAGGATTGGATAACAATTATCCGTTCGGCAATAGTCTGTTAGAATCTGTTTTTAAAGTTTACAAACAGAAAGAATTATTAGAAGATGCTATTATTATCTATCGTATTCAACGTGCCCCTGAGCGTAGAATATTCTACATTGATGTAGGAAACATGCCCAGTCACTTGGCTATGAGTTTTGTGGAGCGAGTGAAAAATGAAATACATCAAAGAAGAATTCCTTCTGCTGTTGGTGGCGGTACTAATGTTATTGACTCAGCCTATAATCCTTTATCAATCAATGAAGATTACTTCTTTCCACAAACCGCAGAAGGTCGTGGAAGTAAAGTAGAAACTTTGCCCGGCGGAACAAATTTAGGCGAAATAGACGATTTAAAATATTTTACAAATAAATTATTTCGAGGATTACGTATTCCTAGTAGTTACCTGCCTACCGGAGCAGACGATAGTCAAAGCCAGTACAATGATGGCAGAGTAGGTACTGCATATATTCAAGAACTGCGATTCAACAACTATTGCGAAAGACTTCAAAGTCTAATGCAAGAAGTTTTTGATAAAGAATTTAAACTTTATCTAAATGACCGAGGACTTAATATTGACAACAGTCTGTTTGAACTTAAATTTAATCCTCCACAAAATTTTGCAGCAACTAGACAAAGCGAATTAGACACTGCACGAGCTCCAACATATCAAACACTTTCTCAAATACCGACTATTAGCAAACGTTTTGCTATGAAAAGATTCTTAGGGTTGTCTGAAGAAGAAATAGCAGAAAACGAACGCCTATGGAGAGAAGAAAATGGTAAAGCAGAAACACAAGCTTCAGAAAGCGGCGCAGAATTACGCGGCGCAGGCATAAGTCAAGCCGGTATAAGCAGTGATTTAGGCATAGCTTCTGATGCAGCAGTACCTCCTCCACCTGGCGGAGAAGCTGCACCTGAAGGAGCAGGAGCAAGTCCAGTAGGCGGTGCCGCTCCTGCTGCTCCTCCAGTATAAATATTAATATGATATTACGTGAATTATTTTATGCAGATAAAGATACTAGGGCAGTAGCCATGGATCTAAAATACAATCCCGAAAAAGATTCTACACAGTTAGAACGGTCAGATACACGTAAAACACGACTAACTTTAAGACAAATAAATGAACTTCGTAAAGCTAGCGAAGCACATTTGCTTGAACAAGAGAGAGAATTAGAACTAATACAATCAATGTATTTCACTCCACCAGCACCTCCAGTATAATTAATCATAAAAGGATTAGTATGCGATGTTTTGTGCTCGGCAACGGTCGTAGTCGACTGAATTTAAAATTAAATCAACTTAAAAGATACGGCAAAGTGTATGGCTGTAATGCTCTTTATAGAGAGTTTGAACCTGATTATTTGATAGCTGTAGATCCAAAAATGGTTGTAGAAATAGAAAAATCTGGATATCAATTAACACATGAAGTGTGGACTAATCCTAATCAAAAGTACAGAAGTTTTACGGGATTCAAGTATTTCAATCCAAGTTTAGGATGGAGTTCTGGACCTACTGCACTGGATCTTGCTATAAAAAACGGAGCTACTGAAGTTTATATCTTCGGGTTTGACTTTGTAGGTATGAACGGATTATTGAACAATGTGTATGCCGATACTACCAACTATAGAAAAAGTTCAGACACTGCTACGTATTACGGAAATTGGCAAAGACAAACAGAACAAGTGATAAAACAAAACTGGAGGGTAAAATTTTATCGAGTAATCACAGATGATTTCTTTAACCCAGAATGGATTTACCCAAATTTTAAACATATGAAATACGAAGAATTTTACAGACAACTACCAACATTTAATCAAATCGCGTAAAAAAACACTATTATCGAGTGTTTTTAACAATTAATTGTAAATATAATTTGACAGCCTTACATCTTTATAGGAGAAAACTATGACTGATCGATCAAAATTCGAGCAGATGCTCGAGCATCTTGTTAACGAAGACCAAGAAGCAGCTAAAGAAATTTTTCACCAAATCGTAGTAGAAAAATCCCGCGAAATCTACGAAACTATCCTAGCGGAAGAATTTGACGAAGTAGAAGAAGAAAAAGAAGAAGACGATGAAGAAGTAGAAGAAGCCATGCACGATGATGACGAAGAAGTCGAAGAAGATTTTGCTTTCGGTGAAGGCGACGACGATTCTGATGCTATCGGCGGCGACCCAACTGACGACATGATCGGTGATATCGATTCCGAAGAAGGAGACGATATGGACATGGGCGACGAAGAAGGATCGGATGATCTAGAAGATCGTGTAATGGATTTAGAAGATGCAATGGACGAGTTACGTGCGCAGTTTGAAAAAGAACTAGGCGGCATGGGTGACGACGACATGGGCGACGACATGGACATGGGTGATGATGATATGGACATGGGCGGTGACGATATGGGAAAAGACATGAAAATGTCCATGGCAGATGACGTAAGTTTTATGCGTGAATATGTAGAAAAAGTTGGCGGCGCTGATTATACCAAGTATGGAAAAATGGGCGACGACGGTGTAAACACAAAAAGTATCGTAGCAGGTAAGAACGATATGGGTGGAACTACAGCAAATATCCTTGGTGGCGGCGAAAGCACATCCGGTGGCACCAAAGGAGGCCTTGCTAATCCTTCGACTAAAGAAGATAATGCAGGTAATGTAAATGTTCCAGGTGGTAAAGCAGGTGTAAAGCATCTTAAAAAAGTAAGCACACCAGCTGGCGGCGATGACGGCGACAAAGGTGCAGGTAGTCCTTTAAACGGCGTTAAAAGTCGTGCAAAATAAGGTTAATTGATGAGAACACTTCGTGAAAACCTGAGTTTCGACCAAGCAAAAATGGTCATCGAGTCCGACGAAGCGCAAGGGGGCAAGTCTCTTTATCTTAAAGGGATTTGCATTCAAGGCGATAAGAGGAATCAAAATCAAAGAGTTTATCCTGCAAGAGAGATTGCTAGGGCTGTCAAAACCCTTAATGATCAAATTGCTGGTGGCTATTCGGTTCTCGGAGAAGTAGATCATCCAGAAGACCTAAGAATCAATCTTGATCGTGTATGCCATATGGTCACAGAAATGTGGATGGAAGGGGCAGACGGTTATGGAAAGTTAAAAGTACTCCCAACTCCAATGGGCGAACTAGTGAAAACTATGTTACAGGCCGGCGTAAAGTTGGGAGTTTCTTCTAGAGGTTCCGGCGATGTAGACAACGACGGAATGGTAAAAGATTTTGAAATCATCACAGTAGATGTGGTGGCTCAACCTAGTGCTCCTGGAGCATATCCTACACCTATCTATGAACATTTAATGAATCATCAAGGTGGTTATAGAAGCTTACGCATAGCGAAAGAAGTTCAGGATGATCCAAAGGCGCAGAAGTATCTTAAAGAAAGCTTATTAAAAATAATAAGCGGACTCCAATAAAAAAGGAGAATCACATGTTGGAAGCACTAAAAACACTATTTGAAAACAATGTGATTTCTGAAGAGATCAAAGCTGATATCGAAAAGTCTTGGGAAATGAGAATTAATGAAAATCGTACCCAAGTCACTCAACAATTACGCGAAGAATTTGCACAACGTTATGAACACGACAAACAAGTTATGGTCGAGGCTATCGATCGTATGCTTGGTGACAAACTAGCAGAAGAAATCGCTGAATTTGTAGAAGATCGTAAGCATCTAGCTGAACAAAAGGCTAGATATGCAGTTGCAATGAAACAAAATGCTAGAGTAGTTAACGAATTCGTTACACGTCAACTAGCACAGGAAGTCATGGAATTGCATGAAGATCAAGTACAAATGGCTCAAAAGTTTAAAACTCTTGAACGTTTTGTTGTAGAAGCTTTAGCTCAAGAAATTACAGAGTTTCAAATTGATAAAAAAGATATCGCAGAAACAAAAGTGCGTTTAGTAAGAGAAGGAAAAGAAGCATTTGCTTCACTAAAATCTCAATTTGTTAAACGTGCCGCTCAGTTAGTTGAAGAAACAGTTAGCCAAGGTCTACAAAAAGAAATTGGTCAATTGAAAGAAGATATCGAAGCAGCTCGACGTAACGACTTTGGTCGTAAGTTGTTCGAGGCATTTGCTAACGAATATCAAAACAGCTATCTAAGTGAAAAATCAGAAACAGCTAAATTGCTTAAAGTTATAGACTTAAAGGAATTAGAAGTAGCTACTGCTAAAAACGCTGTAGCAGAAGCACGTCTAATTGCAGAAAGCAAAGAAGCACAAATCAAAACACTAAAAGAAAGTGTAGAACGCAAAGCAATAATTGATGAATTGATTAGCCCATTAGCTTCAGCTCAAAAAGCTATCATGACAGAATTGTTAGAAAGTGTTCAAACTACAAAGTTACGTAGTAATTTTGAAAAATACTTACCAGCAGTTGTTGCTGGCGAAGCACCACAGAAGAAAAAGGCACTTGTAGAGGCAAAAGAAATTACAGGCAATAAACAAACCAACAGCGTAAGTAGCAGCGAAGTCGATAACAATATCTTTGATATTCGTCGTCTAGCTGGAATTTAAACATTAATCAGGAGAAAAATAATGTCAGAACTACTAACAAGCCGCTGGTCAGAAACTAAAGAGGCTCTATTGGAAGGCCTTCAAGGCACCAAGAGATCCGTAATGGCATCTACACTTGAGAATACTCGTAAGTATCTCGCTGAAAGTGCAACAGGTGGTGCTACTTCTGCCGGCAACGTCGCAACATTAAACCGCGTGATTCTACCAGTAATCCGTCGTGTTATGCCAACAGTTATCGCTAACGAGTTGGTAGGCGTACAACCAATGACTGGACCAGTTGGACAAATCCATACCCTACGTGTTCGTTACAGCGACACAGCAGGTACAGGTAACAGTGGTGCAGTAGCAGGTG